ACGCAGAAAAGGGCCCCGCCACCACCTCGATGAAGGTGATGACGGGGCCAGAGAGTGATTCTCGTGTGGGTTAGCCGATGCCGAGCTTCTCGTTGACGCGCTTTTGCACGGCCGCGTAGTTGCCGCCGAGTCGGCGCTTGCGTTCCTCGCCGTTGCCGTACTCGCCTCGGATCACCGCATCAGCCAGTGCATCGATGTTGACGGAGGGCCTGGTGGGGCTTCCTCCGGCGAGTTTCTCGTTGACGCGCTTTTGCACGGCGGCGTAGTTGCCGCCGAGTCGGCGCTTGCGTTCCTCGCCGTTGCCGTACTCGCCTCGGATCACCGCATCGGCGAGGGCATCGATGTTGGCGGAGGGCTTGGGCGGTGTGGGCTTTGCCGGTGGTGTCGGGGCGGGCTTGGTGCCGCTCATGCGGTCGTACCAGTACTGGGCGCGTGCCATGTATGCCGCATGCTGGCTTCCTGCAAGAGAGGCTGGGCATTCGGTGGAAGAGAAATGCTTGTGGCCGAACACGTTCTTGCCCCACGTGGGTCGTCCGAGCTTGTAGTAGTGGCAGATGGCGGCGACGAGGTGGGCACCGTTGTCGAGGCAGGCCTCGGAGATACGCCAGGGCTTGGAGGAGATGTCGGCGTGTTCGATACCGATGGAGGTGGTGTTGGCCTCCCAGTTGCCTGCATGCCAGGCGGTGTCGCGGTCCCAGACGAGCTGGCCGATGCGACCGTTGGAGTCGACCTGGTAGTGGGCGGATGCTTGGCGGGTCTGCCACACGTCCCAGATGGACTTGATGGTGAGGTTGCCTGCGTTGTGGTGGATGATGACCTTGTTGATCTTCCGGCCGCTTCGCCCGGCACTGTAGTGCTTGTTCATCAGCCGGTTTTCGTCGGCTTCGAGGGTGGCCCAGTTCTTCATCAGAGGTTCTCCTTTTCTGCTGGGGTGGTTTGGTTGGGGTGGTGTTCGAGGTCGGGTTTGCCGGTCACGTCACGGGTGACCAGGTCCAGGGCGCGGCGGATGTGGGCTGGTACGGGCAGCCCGAGCCGGGTAGCGTTTTCGATCAGGGAGATGCCTTCGTTGGACAGGTAGAACACGACGGTGGCGGTGCGTAGCGCCCCGGGTGTTCCGATGACGTGCACGTCGAGCAGGTGGGCAAGTCCGATCAGGGTGAAGATGAGGATCTTGCGGGAGATGCCTCGAAATCCGATGGCTGAGGAGACGCGGCGTTCTGCGATCGCGGCGAGCACGCCGGTGATGTAGTCGAATACGACAAAGGCGATGAGCGCGTACACCAGGCCGTCGAGGCCTCCGAGGAACGCGCCGATGACGGCCCCGACCCCGGCCAGGCCGGTTTGGATCGTGGCCCAGATAGCTTTGAGCGACATAGAAAGTGGGTTCCTTCCCGTTTGTGGGCACACGACAAAGGCCCGCACCCAGGTGGTCGGGGTACGGGCTTTCCGTGTAAGCCAGATGTGGTTTACAGGTTGGGGCTAGTGAGGACGTCCAAAACTGTGTCGGTTAGGTCGAGGCTGCCGGTCGACGGACCGACTTCCTCGACGTGTTCGGGGCTGTTTTCGGTTGGTGGGACAGGCACCGGGTCGGGCTGGGCTGGTTCGATCGGGTGAATCACCACTTCCTCACCATCAACTGCTTCGGCTGAGGTTTTCTCACTCATCGGTGTCATCGACCTCCGCCGTCCTCACTGCGTCATGTTGGGCTGCTTCTACAGCGTCGAACAGAACGTTGTATGCCTCCGCCTGCTCACCGGCTAAGGGCTCGTCGTAGTCGGCTAGCAGCTGTGCGATATCGGTGAGGTGGGTGGCGTAAGTGGGGCCATCCACCTCAGCCACTGAGTCCAACAGCTGCTCGCGCAGTGTCAGGAATTCGGCGAGGTCGGTGCCACCGGCGAGTTGAAAGGTGCCGTCTTCGCTGATGACGGGCTTGCCTTCCTCGTCGAGGATGGCGTGGGTGGTGACGAGGTCATATTCGTCCTGGCCGAACCGCAACTGCGCGTTCTTGACCAACTCGAGCAGTTTGGAGCGCGCCCGCGATTGAGCAGGCTTGAGAGACATCGTTTCGAGAAGATCGTGGATGGGTCCGAGGTGACGGTTAGCGATCAGTACACGCATGCGTAAAGGTTCTTTCTAGACGAGGCTGGTGGACATGGCCGACAAGCCGGTGTTGTTGTAGTTGGTCCAGGTGATGTTCGACCCGGAGCCGGAGATGGAGACGATCCAGCCGTAGTTCAGTCGGCGGATGATCTCGTTGACCCTTGTCATCAGGTCTTTGAGCCGGTCGAAGGCCCGCGACATGTTGTAGAACGTGCCATTCGTGGTGATGAGCAGGTCGTAGGTGTGGAACCCGATCCGTGCCAGCCCGCTGGAACCCGACAAAGTGGCGTAGGTGCCTTTCCCGCTGAAAGCTACGTCTTGAAACATGACGTAGCGGGTGTCAGAGGTGTAGACCTTGTTCCCGTTGATCCGCAGGTCAGCGCCCAGGTGGATCCCTGCCCGCCCATAGAACTTGCCCTTTGGATCCAACGTCAGACACGTGAAATAGTCGCCAGTGGAGGTCGTCTGATACGTCCAAGCGACGTAGTCCCCCCGGTAGGCCAACTGGTTGACGATGCCTTGGATATCGGTGGCATCCTTTTTCGCCCGGCGGGCCATTTCACCGATGTAACGCGTCCCGTACCAAAACCGCAGACCAGACGACGTGATCGTCCCCTCCAACGAGGACCCGGAGTACCACGAGATTTGTGTTGGCGTAATCCGGATCGAACTCGTCCAGCCCGCCAGTCCTACTTGGATCGCGTTCGCCGCGAGCTTGTCCGCCGTGATCGACCTCGCCCCGATACGCGAGGCATTAAGCACGCCGGTGGTGATTTTGCCTGCATCCAGCGCACCGATCTTCGCCGAGGTTATCGCCGCATCCGCGATCATTCCGGTTTGGATGAAGCCGGTTGCGATCGTGAGCTTGTCGCTGGTGATCGACCCGGCCGCGATCCGCGCAGCGGACAGGGTGCCGGTGGTGATCTTCGAGGCCGACAACGAACCGATCTTTGCGTCCGTGATTGCCGCGTTAGCTATCATGGCCGTCTTGATGAACCCATCAGCGATCGTGAGCTTGTCACTGGTGATCGACCCTGCTGCGATCCGGGCAGCCGCGAGCGTGCCGGTGGTGATCTTGGCAGCCGACAGGTTGGCGATCTTGGCGTCGGTGATCGCCGCGTTGGCGATCATTGCGGTGGTGACCGTGGCGTTATCGATGCTGGTTTGGCCGGTGATGTGTATGCGCTCACCGGCGATCAAGATGGTTTCGGGTGAGATGTTGATCTGGGAGATGATCTCGCCTGAGCGCACACGCAGGTTCAGGTCGCTGGCCATCATTGAAAGCGACGAGGCTAGGCTGTTATCCGCGTTCGTCAGCTCAGTGAACCGGGCCTCGCTGCTGGTTTGAACCTGCCGTGCCGTCTCGTAGGCCGTATCGGCACGGTGCTGTGCTTGGGAGACTGAACTCTCAAGCCCGGTCACCTTCATGCCAGCCTCACCGGCTACAGCCTCAGCTTCCCGTGCTGTGGCTTCGGCCTGGCTGGCTGCTTCGCGCGCCTGGCCGATCTCGGCTTCGGCTTCGGTGAGGCGAGCACCGACAGCGGCAGCGGCAGCTTGGGCATCGTCAGCAGCGGTTTTCGCGGCCTCCACCTCAGCGCGAGCCTCAGCAAGCTCAGCGCTGACCTGAGCATGGTTGAGGTCCGTGGCAACGGCAACCCATCCGGGCTCGCCGGTGTCGGTGAGCTGGTAGATCCAGATCTCGATGCTCTCGCCATTGTCCCTAAACCACGTGTCCCCGAGGCGGGCGGCAGCGGGCTGTTTCGGCCCGTAATGGTTGGTGGATTTCCCGTCCGCTGATGCCAGCGCCACGCCAGCAAGATCAGCAGCCATCTGGGCGGCCGTCTGCGCGGTGGTGATCTGGCGGGTGATCTGGGTGAACTTCCCTGCAACCGACCCGAGCTCCACCGAGACATACGCCTGCTGGAGCGGGTCGTATTCGTAGCCGACGACCCGCGCGGATAGGGACATGCCCAGGTCGGCGTGCTGTACCGTCACCGTGTCTCCCAGCAGGACGGTCTCCAGCTCGGCGAGGTCGGCGTACTCGGCAGTCGATGCGAGATCAACGAACGAGACGGTGTAGCTCGCGGCAGGCGTATCGACGTGGTTGGTGGTGAACTCGGTCTTAGCGGCTTGACGCAGAAGGGCGTGTGCTTGCGGCAGAGGTACTTCGTCCTCGCGGGGGTTATCTGCGTCGGCGATCGCTTTGATGTCCGGGTAGCGCATCACCTTGATATGCGGGATCGCGTAGGCATTCAGGTGTGGTGAGTCGACGTAGAGCTCGGGCAGGGTGATCCCATCAAACCCGACCGGCACGATCCGGGTGACCACGCTCGTCAGATCGATGGTCGAGGTGTAACCAGTGAGGTTCTTGCGATCGCGGATCACGACCCCACGATCTGCGCCGCGTGTGGCGGCGTGGTGGATGTGCCAGTTATCGCGCGTGAGCTCTCCGGCCCACCGGGAGGCGAACGTGTTATCCGACCCCTGGTCCATGATCGCGGCGGCAAGGTTCATCCGCACCACGCGCGCAGAGGCCCTGGTGGCCGTATCGGAGCTGGTCGCGGTGAACCGGTGCGGCGTGGTCGCAGACCTAAGGAGCTGATCGAGGGCTGCCTTGGGGGTTTTGTTGACCACGAAGGTGTCGGCGATGAAGTTGCCTGCCAGGTCGTAGAACAGATGGAAGGCGGTGACCTCCAACAGCCCGTCCAGGCTCGTTGTGACCTCGTGGATACGAAACCCTTGCCGGATGGTGGTGCCGGGAACAGGGGCTGCGATGATCGCCTCGACTACCAGCTTTGAGGCCAGCGGCCCATCGGCTGGATAGGTGACGGTCAGCTGGTAGGCTCCGCCGAGTTCCTCAACGACCCGGGCGTCGATCAGTTCAGGGTCGAGGACACCCTCGCCGGTGGCGGTGAACGTGGTGGCAGTCGGGGCATGCACGGTGAGCATCGGTGGTGTTCCTTTCACAGACGTGCACCCGCAGCCAAAGAAACGACTACGGGCGCACTGGGAGCAAAGAGATGGGCCGGGTTAGGGGTTTCGCCAGTTCCCGGTGATCTCGACTTTGGAGATGCCACTACCCAAAGTGACCCGGTTGACCCCTGGAGTAAGGATCGGGAACGTGCCGGTGACCGCGTCGGTTTGCACCCGGCCTGCCACGTGCGCGACAAGCCGCGCCGAGTCCAGGGTGATCTGCCCTGCCGGTGACTGAACGCGATAGGCGGCCCCGTTGATCGTCAGCGTCAACGCCCCGGTGCCCCTGATCGTGATGATCGGTGCCGCCTCCACCAGGCCAGGGTTGGTGATCTGCCCGGAGGCGGTGAGCGTGTGGGTGGTCAGCCCAGAATCCAGGTAGCTAAACGGCTCGCACACCAGGTGCGCCTCGAAGAATCCCCACGAGGACATGTCCGTGCGCAGCGGGCTGATGGAGGCGTGTTTGATCTTGTGGAACGCCCCGGGCTGGTGGGACAGGTGAATGGTCGCCGCCCGGGTCAGCGCCAGTGCGGCTTTGTGGTAGGCGGCCAGGCTGCCTTTGATCGCGAGCGGCAACGTGATCGACGTGTCATGCCAGCCGCCCAGGCGGGTCAGCGTCCCGGCCCTGCCCGCCACCTCAATATCGTCTGTGACCCGCTCGGCGACAGGTAGGTCGACCGGGCCTGTGAGCCGCAGGCCCAGCGACGTTGAGGACACTGTCTTGTCGAGAGTGAAACCGTGCATTAGACACCTCCTCCAGTGGCGAGCACCGTGTGGTGGGAGTTGATACGAGCCAGCTGGCGGTTGATGCCGGGGGCGAGTTTGCCCACCAGCGCGCCGTCGTTGAGCACGACCTTGATGTCCATGGCCCCCAGCAGCGCCCGGGCGGTCTGGTCGACGATGCCCGCCACCTCTCCTGCGTGTCCGGCCTCCTGGCCGACAGCGCTGTGGCTGGTGGTTGCAGGCGGTGGTTGCAGGTGGGTTGGGGTCAGATCGACCGGCTCCAGGCTGGTGGTGATCGGCACGTCGATACCGCTGGTGAGCTCGCTCATGGCCGCCAGGGTGTCGGCGGCAACGTCCTCGGCAGCTGCAACTGCTCGGCTTCCGGTGTCTTCGATACCTCCGGCCAGGCCTCGGGTGAGCATGTCACCAACCCACGCCATTTCCTTGGACGGCGAGTTGATGCCGAAGAAGCCGGTGATGCCGTCCCAGATGTCGGCGCACCAGCTCGATACCCTGTCCCAGAGCCAGCCTGCCAGCGACTGGATGCCGTTCCACAAGCCTCGCACCAGGTCCGCGCCTGCAGAGGCCATCTGGCCGACCCCTTGACCGACCGCGCCCACGATCCCGGTGATGATCTGCGGGATCGCCGCCACGATGGTCGAGATGATCTGCGGCAGGTTCGTGATCAACGCGGTCAGCAGCTCAACGCCTGCCATGACCAGTTGCGGGATCGCCCCACCGATCGCCGAGACGATCGCTGCGATGATCTGCGGCAGCGCGGCCACGATCGTGGTGATGATCTGCGGCAGCGCCCCAATGAGCGCGGTGAGGAGCTTGACGCCAGCCTCGATGAGCTGCGGCAGTGCCGACAGCAGCGTGGTGATGATGCCGGTGATGATTTGTGGCAGCACCGTCACGATCGCGGTGATGATCTCCGGGAGTGCTTCGACCAGGGAGGTCAACAACGCGATACCGGTCTCGATGATCTGCGGGATTGCTCCGATGAGGAACTCCACGATCGAGGTGATGATCTGCGGCAGTGCCTCAATGAGCACCGGGATCGCTTCCAGCAGGCCTTGCGCGAGCCCGAGGATGAGCTGCAACGCGGCTTCCAGGATCATCGGCAGCGCATCGACGAGGCCTTGGACCAGGGCGACGATCATCTCCACGGCCGCAGGGATGAGCTCCGGGAGTGCCTCACCGATACCGGTGACCAAGGTGGTGATGATCTGCAGGGCTGCTTCCAGCAGTGACGGCAGCGCCTCGATGATCGCCTCCACTAGTGCGACGATGAGCATCACCGCTGTCTCGGCAACCGACGGCAACACCTCGATGATGCCTTCCAGCAGCGCGGTGAGAATCGACATGCCGGTCTCGACCACCATCGGCAGCTGCTCAGCGATAAACGCGAGTGCTTCTTGCAGGATCTCACCGAGCTTGCCGATCAACGCCGGGGCTCCGCCCTGTTCGAAGGCTGCCGTGAGCTCATCGATCCACCCGCCCACCATCGGCATGACCGTGCCTGCCAGCGCATCGGTCAAACCTCGGGCGAGCAGGCCCTTGAGGTTGTCGATCCCGTCGCGCATGGTGGAGAGCTGGCCGGTGAAGGTTTTCGACTGGGCTTCCATCGCCCCATGGAAACGGCCGCCTTCTTCCGTTGCCGAAGCGAACGCGTCAGCGACCATGTCCGCGCTGATCGCGCCCTTGGCCATCTCCTCTTTCAGCTCGCCGATGGATTTGCCCGTCTTGCGGGAGATCTCCTCAAGCGGGTTGAACCCGGCGTTGATCATCTGGTTGAGGTCCTGGCCTGTCAGCTTGCCCGTCGAGGACATCTGGGCGAACGCCAACGTCAGTGACTCCATCTTCTGCGCATCCCCTTGGGAGATGTCACCGATATGCATCAGGTGCTTCTTCGCATCCTCCAGGCTGATGCCGAAGGCCAGCAGGGTCTGCATGCTGCCTGCCAGATCGCCCATGCCGAACGGGGTCTTCGCGGCCTGGGTTTTCAGGTCGTTGACCAGCTGTTGGGCTTTGGCCTGGTCGCCGAGCATCGTGGTGAAGCTGGTGGTGTACTGCTCCATGCGGGCGTTGTACTCCACCCCGTCCTTCAACGCATCAGCCATACCCCGGCCGATACTCGCGATCGCCTTGCCGATGCCCTTGACACCAGCGACGATCGCCTCGGCGGCCAGGTTCGCTTTGAGCACGTCCCCGAAGATCCGGGTCTTATCCCCGGTGTCGTCCATCTCGTCGCCGAGATCATCGACCGCGTCCTCCAAGCGTCCGGCGTCCTTGGCAGCGTCTTTCGCGTCATCGCCTGCCCCGTCGGCCTCGTCACCGAACTCGCCGAGTGCATCATTGTTGGCCTTGAGCTCTTTTTCCAGCTCGTTGAGCTCGGCACCGGCGTTGTTGAGCTGGATCTGCCAGTTCTTCGTTCGCGAATCGTTCTCCCCGAACGACGCGGCCGAGTTCTCCAGCGCGGCCTTGAGTGTTTCGATCTTGGACTTTTGGGTCTCGATCTCTTTGGTCAGCACCTGGTTGCGGGAGGCCAGTGCCTGGGTGGACTTGTCGTTCTTGTCGAACTGGGAGGCCACCAGTTTCATCTCCGAGCCCAGCACCCGCATCTCACGGTTGATGTCGGTGATGGCCCGCTTGAACTCGCGTTCACCTTCCAGACCGATCTTGAGACCGAACGATGAGTCAGCCATGAGGATTCACCTGCCTGTCAGTGGGGTTAGATGCCGGTGGGGATGATGTCGTCGATGAACCACACCCGTGCTGGTTTCGCCCGTCCTGTCTCGATCCGCCAGCAGTCCACCAGGTCAAGGAGCTCACCAAAAACCATCAGGCCCACCTCGTCTTGTCTCAGGCCGAGGTGGGCTAAACCGATGTAGGTCAGGCGGGTGAACACTGCCTGGTCGGATTCGACTATCCGTCCGCTGCCGGGCTGGCTTTTGGGGCTGGCTCGGTGAGGATGTCGCGGCGGGTGCCTCGCTGCAGTGCCTCAGCGATCGCACCCCGGTAGCCGGCGATATCGGCAGGAACCGTCAGCAGCTCCACCTCGTCCTCCGTCAACTGCGGGCGCGGGTTGTCGCGGTGGGTGAGGTTGTGGATTTGCACTGACTGGTTGGCCAGTAGCGTGATCAGCCAGATCACCTCGGTCAGTGTCTGGCCGAGGTCCTCGGAGGTCTCCAACGCGGCTCCGAGCTTGTCCAGCCCGCCGTAGCGCTCGGCGATCAGCCGGGTGGCCTTGGTGGTGAGCACCAGCTCGTACTCGCTCCCACCAATCGTCACGGTCGCACTGCGCCCGGCAGCATCAATCGAGGATGTGTTTGTCATGAGCGGGCTCCTTTACTTGCCGGGGCTGGTGGCGGCGGGCTCGTAGACGGACTGGTACCAGCCGGTGATGATCTCGGCCTTGACCTTGGGGTCGCCTTCGGTGGCTTCGGCTTTCCACGGGTGGCGGCCCTTCGCGTCTGGCTTGTTGCGGCGCAGGATCGTGCCCTCGATGCTCGGGGTGGAGAACGTGATCGAGTCGGCCTTGGTGGCAAGCGTGGTGTTTGGCAGGGCGAACTTGACGCGGTAGAGCCAGAAGTACTGGAAGGTGCCGTTGGAGCGGGCGGCACGGAACCCGATCGCTACCGGTGTGCCGCCGTCTTCCGAGGACGAGATGAGTACCCCGTTGGCATCCAGGGTGGCACCGGTCAGTGCTGCTGCGGCTTCTGCTCCTAGGTCGTCGACGCCGAGGGTGAGCGTGCCGGATTTGAATTCCTTGACGATCTCGCTGGGCCCATCGTCGGCATAGAGGATTGCCTCGGCGACCTCGACGGAGAGTTCCGCTGAGATCGCTTTGGCTAGTGGTTTCGGGCTGGCGTAGGTTTCCTCGCCGGTGGTGGGGTTTTCGGTGATCGTGGCGTAGTAGAGCTTGTCAAGACCAATCGTGGCCATGGGTGATTCGTCCTTTCGTTAAAACGGGTGGTGGCAGCTGATATCGAAGCTGTAGTGGTGGTAGCCGGTATCGTCCTCGAAGCCGATGTAGCGCCTGGCGGTGACCACCAGCCCCGCGTCGACGAGTGCGTGGGTCAGCCGGTCACGCCAGGTGAGGTAGTTGGTGAGTGTGAACAGGCCGAGGCGGACTTCTTCGACTTCGACGCTCGGGGTGTTGTCGGCGAACACCTCCAGCTTGTCGCCGATCGGGGTGGCCACCAGATAGGTATCCGGTGCGGGCGAGGCGCTAAACAGGCTCACAGCGATCGGCAGATCAAGCCGGTCAGCGACCGTGGTGAGGGTTTCCAAAAGCGGGATGGTCATGGTGTGATCCCGTCGAGCTTGGCTTTAAGCACGGTTTTCATCGCCTCCACCGCGCCCCGTCTGGTCTGGGAGCGTGTCGGTGCCAGGAACGGGCGTGCGGGCTGGTTGCTCCTGCCGTGCTCTAACACGTTGGCGATCAGCGCGTTTGACCTGCCATCCCGGCGGTTCTCGGCGAAACCGACCTTGACGTTGTGATCGCCTCGTGAGTTGACCTTCACGCTGGTGACACCCAGGGCTCCGATGAGCTGGCCGGTTGAGCGGGACGGCGTGGTGGTCGCCTGCCCGATCGCGGCGGCGAGGTTGGCTCGCATGCGTGGTTCGACCACGTTCGCGCCAGCTGTCAGAACTTCGTCGGCTGCAGTGTCCAGCAGGCGTGAGGTGGCCTCGAGTGCGTCGATGTACTTATTGGGCAGTCGGATCTGGACGCGCGCCATGATGGGCTCCTTCCGGTTGCAGACGGTGGGCAAGGATCTCGATGTAGCCGCCGATGGGCTCGACGGTGTCGATGACGTAGCGGCCATCGGCAGCGGCGATGTGCATGACCTCCGAGACGGTGAGCCCGGGGATGGTGCGGATGCGGAATAAGACGGTGGCCTGCGTGTAGGCCGCACGGTTCACCCACGCTGAGCTGGCGTGCCGAATCTCCCGGTAGGCCCTAACCGTGGCGACCACCTGCTCGGCGCTAGCGGTGAACCCCGCAGCGTCCCTGCGGGCTACGGGGGTGATGAGGTCGATGGTTTCTCGCATACTGCCGATACCAGCCATGGGTTAGACCTTCCATTCGCGCTCGAGGCGCAGCAGCGTGTTCACCGCGCCCCACATGGCTTTGGCGGCATCGGGTTTGTCGGACCAGAACCCGGCCGTGGACCCGTCACGCGACTCGTAGAAGTGACTGGCGAGCATCACGATCGCCTGCCGGGTCGAACCGGGCATCTCGTGGGCCTCGTAGTAGTCCTCGGGTAGGTGCTGGTAGGCGGTGGCATAGGAGGTGGCAGCGGCCACCAGGTGGGCGATGAGCTCGTCGTCCTCGTCGTGGGCGAGGATGAGATTGGCTTTGACCTGGCCAACAAGCTCCTGGTTCATGGCTGCCACCTCCTATTCGTTGCGTGCGGGGAGTTTTAGGCTCCGGCCTTCTGGGTGAGGATCTTGACGGCCTCGGGCAGGACGAGCTTGCCGTCCAGGCGCTGGGAGGCGAGGAAACCGACCTGGCCGGAGGTGGCGAACAGTTCGTTCAGGCGCTTGAACGAGCGTCCCTGCCGGTCAGCGATCCAGTAGTAGGACAGGTCACCGAACGCCACGGTCTTCGCGCCCGCCTTGATCTCGGGTGCGAACGTGGAGGTGTACACCGGCTTGCCCAGGATCATGTCCGGGGCACCAGCGGTGAGTGCTGGCTGCCACAGGTACTGGCCCTGGTTGTCCTTGAGCTTGCGCACGGTTTTCACGGTGGCGTCGTTCATCAGCCACACTGCCCGAGCCCGATACGGTGCGCGTAAGCTGTAGTGCAGGTCGATGAGCTCATCGGCGGTGATGTCGGCGGCCTTCGCGGTGGTCACATCCGAGATACCGCCACCGGTGGCGTCGAAAATGCCGGTCGGCTTGCCCTTGCCGTCACCGACCAGGAACGCCTCCTCTTCGGCGGCACCGATGCGGCGGGCGAACTCGGCGGCGAGGTAGGCCTCGACGTCGAAGACCGAATCGCCGAGCAGTTCCTCGCTGATCTTGAGGAACGTGCCGAGCTTGAACGCCGAGAGCGTGATCTGGGAAAACGTCTCGTCGGATTCGGTGTAGGGCTTGCCCTCATCGAGCCACCCAGCACTGCCGTGGGTGGACACGACCGGGATCTTGCGATCCCCGCTGGTGGTCTGGATGACGTTGGCAAGCCCGCGCATGATGTTCTGCTCAACCAGGGACTGCACGAGGGTGTGCTCGAACTCGTCGGGCACCAGGTAGCCGCCCTCGGAATCAACCCCCTCCGACAGGGCGTTGCGCACCTCCATCGGCGAGGCGTTCAGCCGCATCGCATCCCAAAACGCCCGCTTATAGGAGGCGGTGGCGCGGCCGGTCTTGGGTTCGGTCTCCTCGCCGGTCTGGCCGGGCATCGAGGTCAGCGGCGCATTCGTGGCACGGGCCAGATCAGCGTCCAGGCGCTGGGCGCGCTCGGCGCGGGCAATCTCGTTGGTGAGCCGTTCAATGTCGGCTTCCATGCGGGCGTAGGTCTGGTCGTCCTCGGCGGAAAGGCAGCCGGTGGTGGTGTCGCGGCGCTCGTCGAGGAAGGCCTTGGCCTTCTCCCAGGTGTCGGCGCGGCGGGTACGCAGGTCAGAAATCGTCATCGTGGACATGGGAAAGGTTCTCCTTGCTGGTTAGTGGGGGTGGTTGATCAGGGCGGCGTACAGGTCCACCACCCGACGACCCGTGAGCCGTACGGGCGCTGGGGCCGGTGGCGGGGTGGCTGGTGGCGTGTCGGTCAGGTGCGCGACAAGGCGCTGCTCGGCGGGCTTGCGGGCAAAACACACCCCGCTGGCGGTATCGGCAAGCGGGGCGGGGTTTCTGGTCTTCGGCGGCCACGGTGCGTGCTTGTCCGGCTCCTCGTCCTCGTCCTCGTTGTCGTCCGGGTCAGCCGGGGCACGGCTGCCGGTGAGGTAGTCGTCGGCAAACCCCATCGCGATCGCGGCGCGTGCGTCCATCCAGGTCTCTTGATCCATGAGGCGAGCGAGCTTGGCCCGGCTCATCCCGGTTTTCAGCTCGTAGGCGTTGATGATGGATTCTTTGACCGCTGCGAGCATGTCGATGGCACGCCCCAGCTCGTCGGCGTCACCGACGGCGAGGGTGGCCGGGTTGTGGATCATAAGCATCGACACCGGGCTCATCGCCACAACCTCACCTGCCATGGCGATCACGCTGGCGGCACTGGCCGCGATCCCGTCGATGCACACCCGCACGTGTCCGGGATAGTCGATGAGCATGTTGTAGATCTGGGCTGCCGCGACGACGTCGCCGCCGGGACTGTTGATCCACACCGTCACATCACCGGAACCTGCCGCCAGCTCGGAGGCGAACAGGGCCGGGGTGATGTCGTCGTCAAACCATGACTCCTCAGCAATCACCCCGTTGATACGCAAAACCCGGCTGGTATCACTACCTGCCGGGCTATCAATGTCGGGAGCGGGTGGCTCCCAGTTCCAGAACCGTCTCACCGGCTCCTCCTTTCAACTCGTTGTTCCACCGAAGGCTGCTCTTCTCCAGGCGGTGCGTCCTGCTGCGTGTGCTGGGTGGTGGCGTAGGCCCCGGCCATGGAGAGCGGCAGCATGTTGCCGTTGACCAGGTACAAGTCGCCGCCATCGGCGGCAGCGATGCGGTCGAGGTTTTCCAGCGCGCGGATGTCGTTGGCGCTCATCCACCCGTTCTGCCTGGCCACGGCGTAGCCGTTCATGCGCGAGACGTAGTCGCCGCGCAGCAGGCCCTCGAGGTTGAACTTCACGAACACACCAGGCTTCTCGCGCGCTGCGAGCAGCGTCTTGGTCAGGGCTTGCTCCCAGCGGATGACCCACGGGTCGAGCGTGTATTTCACGAACTCGAGCGATTGCTGCTCAATATTGGAGAAGCTTGATTTTTCCAGGTCTCCCACCATGTGCGGTGGGATGCGGAAGATCCGGGCGATCTCGTTGATCTGGAACTTACGGGTCTCCAGAAACTGCGCCTGCTCCGGGGAGACGGAGATGGGCGTGTACTTCATGCCTTCCTCAAGCACCGCGACCTTGTTAGCGTTGCGGGCCCCACCAAAAGTTTGCTGCCAGGACTCACGCACCCTCGAGGGGTCTTTGATCGTGCCCGGATGCTCCAGCACCCCGCCAGGGGCGGCCCCGTTAGCGAAGAACGACGCCCCGTAGTCCTCGCAGGCCTGTGCCATGCCGATCGCGTTTTTCGCCATCGCGATCGGGCTGTAGCCCACCAGCCCATCAAACCCGAGCCCTGGGATGTGCAGCACGTCAGCAGGCGACAGCCGGATGCGAGACCACTGGCCAGCGGGTTCGTCGCTGGTGGTCTGGTACTCGTAGTAGAGCCTGCCATTTTCATCCCTGCCCACACTCATCCGGTTGGGCATCAGCGGATACAAGCCAATGACCTCGTCGAGGCCGTTGCGGATGACCTGCGCGTAGGCGTTGCCCCACAACAGCAGATGCGTCATCAGCGTCTCGCGGAAGACGAAGCTGGTCATCTCCGGGTTGGGCTCATCGTGCAGCAGCCGGTAGAGCGTGTGGTCGGTGGCTTTGACCTTCGACCCGTCCTTCTCGGTGCGATAGACGTGCAGAGGCAGGCCCGCGATCGCCTCCGCCAAAATCCGCACACACGAATACACCGCAGTCATCTGCATCGCTGAGCGCTCGGTGACCGTCCGCCCGGAGCTGGTGGGCCCGAACAGGAAACTGTAGCTCGCTTGCAGCTGATGGTTCGACACCTGTCGGGCGGTGGCTCTGAGCCAGTCGAAAAGTCCCACAGGGGCCTCCTTTGCGTTGTCGTGAGCGTTAGAGGACGAGCAGCCCCCGCGAGTCGTACACCGACGTGCCCGTATCGCTACTGCCGCCTCGGATGGCGCGGTCCAAGGCCATGATGGTGGCCACCACCCCGTCGATCTTCTCGGTGGACTTTTGCTTGTCGGGTTTGATGTTTCCTGCCGGGTCGGTGCGTACATGGATGTTGTCGACCATCCAGGCCAGCACCGGGTGGCCCCCGTGGGCGAGGCGGCCTTCGAGTGCGAGCTTCATCAGCTCCTTGCTCGGTGGGCTCATGTCTTTAAAGCCCTGCCCGAAGGGCACGACGGTGAAACCGGCATCGTCGAGGTTTTGGCTCATTTGGACTGCGCCCCACCGGTCGAAGGCGATCTCGCGGATATCGAAGCGTGTGCCGAGCTGCTCGATGAGGTTCTCGATGTGGGCGTAGTGGACAACATTGCCCTCCGTGGTCTCCAAGAAGCCCTGGGCTTGCCACAGGTCGTAGGGCACGTGATCGCGCGCCACCCGCAGCGCCAGGTTGTCCTCGGGGATCCAGAACCACGGGACGATCCGGTACTTCTCGTCGTCCCCGTAGGGTGGGAAGACGAGGACGAACGCAGTGATATCTGTTGTTGAGGCGAGGTCAAGTCCGCCATAGCACGGCCTTCCTTCAAGATCAGCTAGATCAACGCGGTCGCTGTTCTGGTTCCAAATGTGCATGGGCATCCACCGCACAGACTGTTTCACCCACTGGTTCAGCCGCAGCTGGCGAAACGTGTTCTCCTCGGCCGGGTTCTGGCGAGCCGAGTTGCACGCCGCGCGCACCTTGTCTACCGGCACCGTGACCCCAAGGGAGGGGTTGGCCTTGTGCCAGACATCTTCGCTCGTCCAGTCATCATCCACATCAGCGCCGTAGATCACCGGGTAGAAGGTAGGGTCGTGTTTCTTACCCGCGAGAATGTCACGCGCTTTTTGGTGCTGCTCGTAGCAGATACTGTGGGTGTCAGTACCTGCGGTGGTGATGAGGAAGTACAGCGGCTGGGTGCGCGCGTCTCCGGAGCCTTTCGTCATGACGTCGAACAGGGCCCGGTTGGGTTGAGTGTGCAGCTCATCAAAGACGACACCGGAGATGTTGAACCCATGCTTGGAGTACGCCTCCGCCGAGAGCACCTGGTAGAAGCTGTTGGTCGGCTTGTAGATGATCCGCTTCTGACTGCTGAGGATTTTCACCCGCTTCGATAGAGCCGGTGATTGGCGGATCATGTCGGCGGCGACCTCGAAGACGATGCTGGCTTGCTGCCGGTCGGCCGCGCACCCGTATACCTCGGCGGCTTGCTCCCCGTCCCCGCAGGTCAGCAGCAGTGCGATCGCGGCAGCCAACTCGGACTTACCCTGCTTCTTGGGGATCTCCACATACGCGGTGGTGAACTGGCGGTAGCCATCGGGTTTGATGGTGCCGAACAGGTCGCGCACGATCTGTTCTTGCCACTCCAGCAGCGTAAACGGTGTGCCTGCCCAGCGGCCTTTGGTGTGGCGCAGCGCCTGAATGAACGCGACGGCGAAGTCGGCTTTGCGCTGGTTGTAGGTAGAGCCTGCGGCCATGAACCTGGTCGGCTGATACGTGCTCGTCATCGGGCAGCAGCTCCTTCCTCGGGGCATAAGAAAAGCCCCCAACCATGTGGGGCGAAACGGATCACCTCGGGCCAGGCTCGGCCCGTTTGCGTGGTCGGGGCGGCGCGAGGGGTTAGCAGTAGGTGTGGCGGAAGTTGGCGACCACCTGGCCGGTGTCGAAACCGCCGTAGCTCCAATCGGACAGGCTGCGCTGCCTGGCCAGGGCGATGATCTTATCGGCTTTGGTGTAGTACCAGCCGATGCAGCTGAGCGTGTGGACGGGGATCTTCTCGGCCCCGACCTCCTCAGCGAGCTCCTCCAGCACGCTGAAGGGGATCTCAGCGACAGCCTGGATGTCACCGTGCGCCACCGCGTCGGCGGGGATCTGAAGGTGGCTTGTGATCAGGTGCCCAGTGGCCTCCATGCTTGTTACTCCTGGGTTGTGGCGGGGATCTGGGCGAGGGCCCAAGCGATAGCATGCCCGGCATCGTCGAATAGCTGGTCAGCCTCGGCGATGAGCTCCAGGGCGCATTCGCTGCGGCCGCGCGAGTTCGGGCCGAAGCCGTCGATCGGGGCTTCGGTCAGGCGGTAGACCTGGGCGCTGTTGCCGTAGCCGTCTTTCTTGGTCCAGGTCACGAAAGAAGCCAGCGTGTAGTCGCCGTGTGCGAGGATCGCCCCGTAGGAGTCGACGCGCATCTGCAGGGCTTCGGTGGTGAGCTTCTCGGTGGTGTTCATGGCTGTTGTCCTTTCCTCAGGTGGTGTTCTTTTTTCATGTACATACAGCCATAGGTGCGGGCACTTATCCAGTCGTATTTGCCCAGATCAGCCGCTATTTTTTGAACGTTGGTAAGGGCAGGGTTTCCCAGGAGTCCTCGCCCGGGATGAGCCCCAGGTTCGATCCGGTGTCCCAGTCGACGTGGACGGTGCCGAGGTCGTCGACGAACGCCACGGTGCCAAGCACACCGGGACGCAGCGTCGTGTACGGGTCGCTGGTGGCGATCAGGCGCACCCGCTGGCCGGGAGTCATGGCCGGTTCTCCTTCCTGCTTGCTGGGGTGCTCCAGGCGGCGTCCCCTTCGAGGCCTGCCAGCAGGATGCGGCGTGCCTGCTTGTGTTCGGGGCCGATGAAGCCCAGGGAGAGCAGGAAGCAGCGCATCGTGTACTTGTCATTGCCCGGTGCAGGCGGCGTGGCCCGGATCCGGGTTGCCTCCTGGGCGCGTTGGCAGAGCTTGGCGACAAGCGGGATCACCGCCTCGCGTGCCGTCTCCGGCGTAATCGACTCACACCACGGGAACGAGACTGTCTCGTCATCGTTGAACTCGACGGGTGTGGCCGGGATGCCCAGGGCTTTGGCGATCAGTGGCCCTTTGGCTGCCAGGAGCGCTTCGAGGTTGGAGCGAGTGCGCTCACTCCACCCGGTGGTGGGCATCGTGACCGTCAACGCCACCTCGCCCGGGTCGGTGGTGGCAAAGCCTGCCTGGCGGGCGGCCTCGAGCACGGCCTGCGCCTCGATACCATCTGGCAGGTAGAGGATCCAGTTGTGATCCAGCGTGGCGTCTGCGATCTGATAGGCAAAGGAGGGCGTGCCCAGATAGGTGGCCTTGACGCCGAGGTGATCGGCGAGAAGCTGGGCGAGCTTTTTCCTGCCCGTTTTGCGTGGGGTGAAGGCAAGGATGCTCATGCCACGACCTCCTGCTCGAACCAGGCGGCCACCATGCTGAGGAAACGCGCCGGGTCGTGCTCGATCACGCGCACCACCAGCTGGTAGCCGCGTGCTGTGGCAACCCGCAGGGTTTCCTCGGGGTCGTGGACGTTGACTCCGGCTGCGATGAGCTCGCTGATTTCGATGTGTAATTCACTCATGACCAGTCCTTTTCGCTCGGTTCCCCCGGGTGCGGGGGTGCTTTCGGTCATGTACATACAGCCATACGTTGTTCCGCTTATCCAGTCGTTTTTGCCCTCATCAAACAGGCATTTTCACGCCCCTGTTTTCCCTGCAATTGCGGGGTTTTATTCGCGGTCGCGGTCGACCTGTTTGACCAGATCCAGGTAGGCGTATTGGGTGCCGTCGCGCTGGCAGGTGATCCCGGCCGCGTCCCCGGTCGCCTCGGCGTAGCGGCGCAGGATCACCGAGGCGTACTTGTCATCAAGCTCCATGAGGTAGGCGATGCGGTCGGTCTGCTCGGCGGCCATCAGGGTCGAACCGCTGCCAGCGAAGGTGTCGAGGATGATCGCGTTTGCCTGGGTGGAGTTGCGGATCGGATAGGCCAGCAGGTCCAGCGGCTTGCTCGTCGGGTGGTCGGAGTTCTTACGCGGCTTGGCGAAGTTCCAGATCGTGGTCTGTTTCCGATCAGCGAACCACTTGTGCTTGGCACCCTGCTTCCACCCGTAGAGCACGGGTTCGTGCTGCCACTGGTACGGAGAGCGTCCCAGCACGAGGGAGTCTTTGACCCAGATGCAGCAACCGGAGAGTTTGAACCCGGCGTCGATGAAAGCTTTGCGGAAGTTCAGACCTTCAGTGTCGGCGTGGAACACATACGCACTGCCGCCCTTGTCGAGAACACCCGCCATGTTGGTAAATGCGGCGAGCAGGAACTCGTAGAACGAGTCTGCCTTCATCTCGTCGTTCTTGATCGTGAGCCCATCGGAGGACTCGAAGGCGACGTTATAGGGCGGGTCGGTGAGCACCAGGTTCGCGCTCTTGCCGTCCATGAGCATCGCGACGTCATCTGCGTCGGTGGCATCCCCGCAGACCAGCCGGTGCCTGCCGAGGGTCCAGATGTCCCCGCGCTGGACGAAGGAGGCGGCCTCGAGCGCGGCGGCGAGGTCGAAGGCGTCATCGGTGACCTCGTCCTCGTCAAGGCTGCCGATGAGCTGGGCGATTTCGTCATCGTCGAAGCCGGTGAGCTCGGCATCAAAGTCGGCCGCGTCCAGGTCGGCGATGAGCGGGGCCAGCTTGGATTCGTCCCAGTCGCCGCTGATCTTGTTCAGTGCGACGTTGAGGGCCTTCTCGCGGGTCTCGTCCAGTTCGACGACCACGCAGTCAACATCGGTGTGGCCAAGATCAGCGAGCACTTTCAGGCGCTGGTGGCCGCCGACGACGTGGCCGGTGGTGTGGTTGTAGATCACCGGCTCGACATAACCGAACTCGGTGAGGCTACGCTTGAGTTTCTCGTAATCCGCGTCGCCGGGCTGGAGGTCCTTACGCGGGTTGTAGTCGGCAGGCTTGAGCTCACTGATGGGTAGCTGCTTGATGAGCACGGCACTTCACCTCCGTGGTGAGCTTGTCGGTGAACGGCAGCGTCCATTCCCACTCGCTCAGGCCATGTCCCATGTGCCCGTAGGTGGAAAGCTTCGCGTAGATGGGGGCTCTAAGGCCGAGGCGTTCGATCATCGCGGCCGGTCGCAGCGGGAAGATCGCCTGGGCGGCGTCGGTGAGTAGCCAGTCCGGGTGCTGACCGGTGCCGAAGGTGTCGATGTGGAACGCGACCGGGTCGGCCTTACCGATCGCATAGGAGATAGCGACGTGGCATTCTTCGGCTAGGCGCGCATCCACCACGGTTTTCGCGATGAGCCGCGCCATGTATGCGCCCGTCCGGTCGACCTTGGAGGGGTCCTTACCCGAGATGGCGCCACCGCCATGCGGGCCGAGCCCACCGTAGGTGTCGACCATGAGCTTGCGCCCGGTCAGCCCGGTATCAGCGGTGGGCCCACCGGTGACGAACCGTCCCGACGGGTTGACCAGCACCTGCTCGGGCGTGGCACCGGGCAGGTGCGCCTCGATGGCGGGAGCAACGATCAGTGTGCGCACCTCGCGTTCAAGCGCCTCGGGGTCTTTGTGCGCATCGTGTTGGATGGAGACGATCACGGTGTCGATGCCGACCGGGGTGCCCAGCTCGTCGTAGACCACACTGACCTGGGATTTGCCGTCGGGGCCGATCCCACGGATGGTGCCGTCGGTGCGGGCTGTATCGAGGCGGCGGCAGATCTCGTGGGCGAACACGAGCGGCAGCGGCAGACGCTGGGGCGTCTCGTTCGTGGCGTACCCGTAGACGGTGCCCTGATCGCCAGCCCCCAGGCTCGCATACGCCGACTCATCACCCGCACGCGCCTCGAGCGAGGTGGTGACACCTGCGCCGATGTCGGCGGATTGGCGGCGCACCCACACGTAGATGAGGAACCGGTTCGGGTTGTACCCGGCCCGTCGCAGCGCCTCCCGCGCGCAGGCGCGCAGCTGCGGCCGGATGGTGGTGGTGATCTCGCCGGTGACGATGATGCGCCTGCCGGTGGCCATGACCTCAACGGCCACGCGTGCCGTCGGGTCGAGGGTGAGGATGTCATCGAGGATGTGGTCTGCGATCAGATCGCACAGCTTGTCGGGGTGGCCAATACACACAGATTCAGCACTTCGCACTACAGACACGCGGAGGGCTCCTTTCACAAAAGCGAACAACAAGAAAGCCCGCCCGGGTGCCGGGCAGGCAGGAAACGAAACAAGGGGTCGCGGGGCGTTAGGAGGAGGCTTTGAGCAGCTGCTCCATGACCTCATCGCCTGGTGTGGTGCCGGAGTAGTCGGTGGTGCAGGTGGCGCGTACGATGTCGAAGATCTCGTACCAGTACACGTTGGCCTGCTTGCCGAACGACTGCGACATGGCCACGAACGGGCTGGCGATCGCAGCTCCCGTGGTGGGGTGTTTGCCGAGCAGACCGAACTTGGAAATCGCCTGCTCACACTGGATGTAGCGGGCGAACGCCTGCGCGTACTGCTCAATGAGCCGTTTGGAGACGAACTCGGTGCAACCACGTTCATCCAGCCAGCTCCACGTCTCCCGGTAGACCAAATCCGCGCCGAGCGGTTGGCCGTCACGCTGCTCAGCCGACAGATATTCGCCGGGTTCTGGCATCGGCTCGCCTGCGAGCAGCGCACCATCGCCGATGTCGGTGCCGTCCAGGTCGAACACATCCAGCTCGGCTGGTGTGGTGAGCCGGGTGGCGGGGCGACCTGCGGTGAGCTTCTCGTTCAGCGGGTCAGGTTTCGCGCCAGCGCGGACCCTGCGTCCGCCCCTGTTGGTGCCGTCTTTGGCCATGGTCTCGCCTCCTTCCTGGGGCATCGTGCCCTGGTGTGGAGGGCGTGAAGGGGTCAATACCCCGTTTGATTCGGCGGTTTTGCGCACGGTTGGCCCCGCCCGCTGAGGAGCAACCCAGCTGTAGAGATCCGCTCGCCCCCACCCCCTCGGCGAACGCGCCACGTCGCCACGTGCCGGGCCAGCGACCTCGAGGTCGACACCGGTGAGGGGCGGCAGGTAGGCCGCGACAGGCGGGCACACAGCGCTTTTTAGTAGCTGTAGACCCGAGGGGCTTGCCGCCACCGGTCGCCATCGAGCGCGGACTGGCGCGAGTGGCACGGCTTGCACAGACTGCGCAGGTTCGACTCGTCGTGGGTGCCGCCGTGGTCGAGCGGGAGGATGTGGTGGACCTCAGCCACGGGCGTGTACCGGCCACGGGCCAGGCATTCCTCGCACAACGGGTGGGCTTCGACGTAGGCCGCGCGAATTCTTCGCCACCGGTGGTCGTAGCGTCGGTTGATCTTCGGGTCGCGCTGGTACGTGCGGTAGCGAGTGTCCTCAGCGCGAGCGTGCTCGGGGCAGAACCGCGTCTCGGTCAGCTCGGGGCAGCCGGGGTGGGAGCACGGGCGTTTAGGTTTGAAAGGCACCAGACTCACCGTCCTCCGGAAAAACCAACGACCCCCAGACGGGCTACCGAGATGCGTCTGGGGGTCATTGCCTAGTTGTCAACCACCTACCACGCTACGTACCGAACGAGCAGAAAGCATCCGCATCTGCCGACACCTTTTGGCGGGTGGGTTCACCTGCCGCTTGGACCATACAGCGCAGCGGCCAGCCTGGTCAGAGCTCGGGACTTCTTCTGGTGAGCGGTGGAGCGCTCAACATAGAACTTCTCGCACACCAGGCTCACCGCATCCTCCTGTGCCCCTTCTGAAAGGAAGAACGCTTCGAGCACGAATCTGTCGTCCTCCGACAGGAGTGCCCAGGCTGGGAGGAACCACGCCAGGTATTCGCGTGCCTCCCGCTGGCGTTCGGCGAGCAGGTCGATCTTGTCCAACGTGGCAGCGATCCGGTTCTCTCCAGCGTGGGGGTTGGCGTGCCGGGGCATCCCGTCCAACCGTGGCGAGGCCGGGTGGACGAGGTCGCTGCGGAGCTGGTCGGCGACCTCGCTGGCCTGTTCTGCGGCGTGCTCCATGATCGGATAGTCCTGCAGCGCTGCGATCGCCGCCTTACGGGTGTCTAAGTATTTCGTCATCACATGCATTAGGCACGCTCCTTATCAGGTTGTAGCTCGGAGGTCACCGCGTCGATGAGCGCGGATTGAATATCGTTCTTCGACTCCAGCGCGGCCAGTACCGCCTCATCGAGGGTGTCGGCTGATGCCAGGTGGGTGATCGTCACCGGCTGGTCTTGGCCCTGCCGGTAAAGCCTCGCGTTGGTCTGCTGGTAGAGCTCCAGGGACCAGGTCAGGGAGAACCAGACCAGGAGGTTGCCGCCTTGCTGAAGGTTGAGCCCGTGCCCTGCGGAGGCCGGGTGGATCAGCGCCAGCGGAATCCCACCCTCGTTCCACGCTTCAATGTCGGCGCTGGTTGTGAGCTCGCGGGCCTGCGGGAGGCGTTCGGTGATCCGCTGCCGGTCGTGTTTGAACCAGTAGGCCACGAGCAACGGCTGGCCGTTGGCGGCCTCCACGAGGTCTTCGAGCGCGTCGAGTTTGCGGTCGTGCACCACCACGGTGTTGCCTTCTTCGTCGTAGATCGCACCGGAGGCCAGCTGCAGCAGCTTGCCCGAGAGGGCTGCGGCGTTCGCGGCATCGATGACCTGCCCGTCGAGGTCGAGCACCATCTCATCTCGCAACCGCTCGTAGGCTTTACGCTCCTTCGGTTCGAGGTCGACGAGCGTCGTGGTGACCGTCAGCTCGGGCAGGCGCAGGTAGTCGGTGGTGCGCATCGACAAGGTGATGTCGCTGATCGCCTCGTAGATCTCGCCCTCAGCACCGGGTGCGGGCTTGTAGGTGAAGATCTGCTGGCCGTTTCGCCGATCGGGTACGAACCAGCGGTTGCGGTAGTAGGTGATGAACCGTCCCAGGCGCTGGCCCTCATCAAGGAGCCGGAACTGAGCCCACAAGTCCATCAGCCCATTGGCTGCGGGCGTGCCGGTCAGCCCCACGATCCGAGTGAGACGTGGCCGCACGGAGGCGAGTGCTTTGAAGCGCTGCGCCCGATGGTTCTTAAACGAGCTCAGCTCGTCGATGACGACCATGTCGAACGGCCACGTGTTGCCGAGGTGGCGCACCAGCCAGGGCACGTTTTCGCGGTTGATGACCGTCACCATCGCCTCAGCGGCAAGCGCATCCACCCGCTGGGCTTTCGACCCCACGGCGACGGCGATGGTGAGCCCTGCCAGGTGGTCCCACTTGGTGGCCTCGGCAGGCCAGGTGTCTCGGGCGACTCGCAGGGGTGCGACGATGAGGACGCGGCGGGCGTGGAAGGAGTCCAGCAGCAGATTCCAGATTGCCGTCAAGGTGATCACTGTCTTGCCCAGGCCCATCCCGAGCAGGATCGCGGCCTGCGGGTGATCTTCAACGAAGGCGGTGGCCTGTCGTTGGTAGTCATGCGGCTCGTAGCGCATCAGCCACCCCCTGGGCTCCGGTGAGGCTGTCGACGACGACCGCGTCAACGCCGTGGTCTGTGAGTTGGTGGATGCGGCGGCGTTGGATGGGGCGTGGGAGGCGTCCGGGTGCTTTGAGTTCGACGAAGATGACGCGTCCGCGATGAATGCAGATGCGGTCTGGAACCCCTGCGGTGCCTGGGCTGGTGAATTTCCAGCACAGGCCACCGATCGCCTCAACGGCTTTTTTCAAGTGTTGTTCGATTGCTTGCTCGTTCATGGGTTACACGTCCTTGGTGTTTTGCCGAGGGTGCAACCTGGTGCAGGGTCGTTTTGGACTTTTCTATAGAGCTAGTTTTTATGCCCTATAGGAAACTCACATATGGGTCTGCACCAGGCTGCACCCAGCGCTATTACTGCTGGTCAAACTCGTTTTTCAGTTGGAGGCCAAAAACTCTGATCCCGGATTTCATCTTTTTGCGGACAAAGCCGTGGTGTTCGACGGTGGCGTTGAAATCGACCATGGGACGCGCCCACCCGGAGGTCGACATCGCCCACGCCCGGTAGGCCTGATACAGATCCCCGGCCCGTTCCGACAGCCCAGGGTCGAGGTCGCAGTTGGCGTCAAGGAACTGGGCGAACCAGTTGTTCTCTTCCCGATACGCCGCTGATGCCTCCACAACTCGTGCCGGGGCCTTGAGGTGGTAGTTCTCGGCGTGGATGAGGCGCGCGCCCTCCATAATCCAGGCCAGGATCGCCCCGCCTGCCTGCGTGTAGAGGTAGTCGGCGTAGTTCTTGATGTCGGATGTGCCTTCGATCTTCGCCTCGAAGGGGATGACGATGAGCCTGCGCCAGATGCCCGCATCCATCGCCCCCACCCTGGGCAAATGGTTCGTGTAGAGAATCAAGGTGTGCGAGGGGGTGAAGGCAAACGGTGCCTTGTACTTCTTCTCCGCGTAGATCTGGTCGGTGGAGGCCAGCTGTTTGACCACGGAGGTGGACATGCGCACGCCTTCTTCGGACTCGGCGGAGATGATGAGGCGTTTGCCTTTGGCCTCCGCCAGCTCAGGCTTGACGTTGCGCATCCCACCGATCGTGAGCACATCAGCACTCATGTTGCCTGCATACGTGCCTAAGACTCTGGCGATGGTGTTCCAGAACGTCGATTTGCCGTTGCGACCATCCCCATAGGCGATAACGAGGGCCTCGACGAAGACCTGCCCGATCGCAGCCAAGCCGACGATGCGCTGCACGTAGGAGATGAGCTCAGCATCGCCCTGAAAGAAAACTTCGAGGGCTTCCTGCCACAGGTGCGCGCCGTCGGTGCCCGGGTCGAGGCTGGTCTGCTTAGTCACCAGATCCGCCGGGTCATGGTCGCGGCGCGATGCGGCTCCGTGGCGCAGATCGTAAGTACCTGATGGGGTGTTGAGCAGATACGGGTCGGCATCCAGCTGCTCAGGGGTGGTCAGCAGCATGGGGCGGGCTTCTTTCAGGCAGTTGGTGATCCCGCGTGATTCGCGGCGTTTGAGTGCGTAGGCCGCATAGGTTTTCGCGTCCTCGAAGGCGGCGAACGCCTTTCGTTGGGCGGCGTTGAACATGGCCTGGGCTTTCGCCTTCGACATCGACGCCAACAACACGGCAGCCCCCGTGGCGGCGAGCTGGTCTTTGGCGTCTTCGAGCAGCTTGTGAGCCTCGGCCAGTTGTCGTTCGGTGAGCTCCTGGGCGACGGCTTGGGCTGCGGGTGCGGATTCGTACCAGACACCGTCGTAATAGACGAGCCAATCCGTGGCCTCCGAGTAGCGCAGCGTGTCCGGATAGGCCTTGGCAAGCGCGTGGGCTTGGCCGACGTCGCTGTAATCGGCGGGGCGTACCGAATCCAGGCTCGCCTCAAAATCCTCTGGTGGCACATACCCGGGCTGGTTCTCGACCGTCTTGGCGAACCGGGTGGCCGACCGCCAGATCGACTCCACCTCCGCCTCGGGCAACGGCGGGTTGCAGCGAGCGGCCTTGCGGTCAAACAAGTCGCGCGCCTCATCGCTCGTGCCGAGGCGAATCAGCAGCCTGCCAGCAAACCTCGACAACGTCGCATTACGCGAGCCTTCCTCGATCGCCTGGGTGGCGTCATCCCACTGGGCGAACACGTCCTCATCGACCGCATCGGCAAGCCAGGCGTCGATGGTGCGTTCACCCTCGACCACGCTGATACCCGGACCATTGTGGCCGTAGATGAACCGTCCTGCGTCAATGGCGTTGGGGTCGAAGAACTCAAACCTGGAAGCAAGCTGTTTCTTCAGTCCCGCATAGGCCTCAGCATCAGCCACGGGGGTAATTGGGAAGTAGACGTGGAAGCGGGGTCTGGCCGACTGGGCACCTTTCGCCCGCTGGTGGTTGCGGGAGGTGGCGGTCATCAACGCCACACCCTCCAGCCTCTTAATCAGCGATTCCGGGGTGACCCATTCGGCCTGCTCCTCGGTGTGGGAGTTGTCCACGTCCATGACCAGGCAGTTCGAGGTCACGAAACTGCCAGCCGACCGCCTGCCACCCACGTACTCGGCAACCACATGATCCAACCTGGCGACCGCCTCCAGGTCGGCTGCCGTGATCACAGTGTGCGGGTTCGGGTAGTGGGCGTTGTTCTGCTGGCCCGCCACTTGCGCGGTGAACATCGTCATCGCCTTCATAGGGTGACCTCCCCAAAGTCAGCGTCGAAATAGGTGATCGGCAGTTCGAGGTGGTGGGCCCATTCGATCTCGGCGCGCATCCCGGTCGAGACACGGGCCGTGTAGACCCAGATCGCCTCGCACTTACTCAGAAGAATTCGGTTGAAAAACATCGCCAACTCGCGCTCGCTCGCGTCGGTGTCGTCCATGAATTGCGGAAACAACAGGTGCGGCGCGAGCGGAATCTTGCGACGTGACACCGCGTGAGCACACAACGCGCGAGCCAGCTCTACGTTGTTCTCTGTGTCACCGGAGTACGGGGAGCAGATGTAGACCAAGGGCCGGTAGCCGTACTCGGCGCGTTGGAGATTCTTCAGCGCCTTGTATGAGGTGGGGTCTGGGTAGCCCTCCGTGTTGTGGGGCGAGAAACCCAGGTCGGCGGTGAGAGCAGTCGTCGTCATGCCGCACCGCCGTCCTGCTCGATGACCGGCAGCAGGTCGAACTGGTTTTTCAGCAGGTCATAGACGAAGAGCCGACCCTTCTGGGTCCAGTACATGTGCGTGCGGGTCTTGCCTTCGTCGTACTCGTGGGTCTTGGACTGCGTGTAGCCCTGCTCGGCGAAGCGGGCGTAGAGGAACCAGCGGCCGGACTGCTTGAACTGGACCCCGGCGTCGTGCAGCAGCAAGTTCAGCTTCTTGGCTGACAGGCCGTAGTCCTTGGCGATCTCGGTGATGGTCAGTAGCGAGTCCGACTGGAGCACGACGTCGTAGTAGGAGACCTTCGGGGCGGCCTCAAGCAGGGCTTGCTCGGCTGCCAGCCGCTTGGCCCGCTCGGAGCGAAGCTGGACGATGGCGTGCTCGAGGAACTCGTCGTTGTCCAAGAGCTCGTCGATGGCGTAGACGCCATGGCGGCGGATGGTGGGCAGGACCTCGTCGACAACCCAGGCTTCGAAGTCCTGGGCTGCGGGGAGCTTGGAGGAGAAGATGAGCCGGTACAGGTCACCTTCGGTGATGAACCGGGCTTCTTGAGTGCGCCCGAGCGCATCGACGATGGGGTAACGAAACGGAACCCCACGGCAATGATCCTGAATCGCCTTGCTGGTATTGGTGTATCCAAGCGCAGTGACCACATCACGGCCACAGAAATAAACCTTGTCCTCATGCTCGACCGTTCGGATCGTTCCAAAAGCATCATTGGTGAATACCTGAAGATCTCTCGTAGCCATGTCTGGCTCCTTTCTAGGAAGCCGTCGATGAACACGCAGAAAGGTATGGCTTCCTAGTAGGAGGGCTTCGAGGAGACCCATTTGATAACCGACCCTCGAAAAGTGGCACCGGGTTTACCCAGCCGACAATCAGGCCATCCGGCGGGCAGACTCGCCGCTATGGATGAAACGACCACGATGCAGATGCTGGAGCTGATGGATGAGGAGCTGGTGTTCGAGTGGAGCTACCAACTTCGCTGCGACCCGCGCCCACAATCACAGGAGCTCTACGAGCTGGTGCTCGAGTATCTGGCTCAGTCCTTCATGTAGAAATCGCACGCGTACCCGTCTGCCGCTAGCGGCAACCCTGCAGCCCAGTCGGGCGCGGTGGCCATCAGCTCGCAGATCTCGTCCACGGTGGCCGTGGCGGTCTCCACCACGATCTCGTCATGGACGTGCATGACGATCCTGTACCCAGCGCGATCGACCTGGTGCATGCCGAACGTGAGCAGATCTCGGGCGACGGCTTGGACGATGTTCTCGGTGAGCTTCCCACCGTAGGTTTCCAGCTGGCCCCACTTGCGCCCCGTCGCGATGCCCTCGTGGGTGATAGCAGTGCCACCGAACCTGTTCTCACCCAGCTTGGGTTTCACATAGGCTAAGCGGCGTCCGGAGGGCAGTCGGACGAACATGATCCCGGACTCCACGGTGAAGGTCAGCGCACCAACACCGGTCGGCTGGCGGGTAGAGATGGCCTCGATGGCGGCGGCGTTGATGTCCGCCCACAGCTGCACGACGTTCGGGTTGGCTGCCCGCCACGCATCGACCAGCGGCTGGAGCTCGGACTCGGCGAGCCCCATCCGCAGCGCCCCCATGGCTTTCAGGGCACCGACGCCGCCTTGATAACCACAGGCGAGCACCGCGATCTTTCCTTTCTGACGCAGCTCGGCGTTGGCTCCGTGTTTGTCGACGGGGACACCGAACATGCGGCTCGCGGTCTCGCAGTACAAATCTTTCCCGTCACGGAAGGCCTGAAGCGTGGTGGCCTCGCCTGCAAGCCACGCGATGACCCGCGCCTCGATCGCGGAGAAGTCGGCCACCACGAAGCGGTGTCCGTCGGCGGGGACGAAAGCGGTACGGATCAACTGCGAGAGTGTGTCGGGCACGGAATCGTAGAGCAGCTCCACGGCTTCAAATTCTCCGGTCCGCACGAGGTCTCGGGCTTCACAGAGGTCTGGCAGGTAGTTGCGGGGCAGGTTCTGGACTTGGACGAGGCGACCAGCGAAACGCCCGGTGCGCCCAGCCCCGTAGAACTGGAGGAAACCCCGCCCGCGCCCATCACGACCTGCCACATGCTGCATCGTCTCGTACTTTTTCACCGACGACTTCGCGAGCTCACCGCGCAACTGGAGGACTTCACGCACCTCACCAGTAGCCGTATCGAGTGCGGCGGCGACTTCGTCTTTCGTCAATGACTGCAGGGGTGTGCCGTGAGCGGTGAGCCAGTCCTTGAGCTGGATCGGCGAGTTCGGATTCTCCAGCCCCGTGAGCTCTTGAGCCCGAGCCAGCGTGGTGGCGCGGTGCTGCCGGTCGCACTGGACCGCGTGATCCACGAGAACCCGGTCGAGCCGAATGCCGGTGTCGTTGATGTTCTGGTCCAGGGCGTAAGTGGCCCATTCAGCCTCGGGCATCGGGAAACCGGCGAGCCGATCGTGGATGGCCAACTCCACCTCGACGTCGCGCCGGTTGTAGGAGATGAACTGCTCCCACCCGTCCGGGTCGGATGCAGGCAGATTACGCATCTCGCCCTGATTCAACACGCTCGGTCTAGCTGGAGTACAAAAACGGGTAATCAGTTTTTTACCCGCACTGTCTTTACGAACAGGCAGGTCAAGGACGGTGGCAACCTGCTCCAGGCTCATCGGCAGGCCGAGATAGGCCGACCACACCATGGTGCAGCGCCACTGCGCTGGGTCCAGAAAGTTACGACCGGCGATGAGATCTGGGTGGTGTCGGGCCAGCCAAGCAGATAAGCACACACGCTCGAAGGCAGCATTGAACGCCCACTTCGTCACGCCCGGATCAACCAGCGCCTCTACAACCTCGGCAGGTAGCTGCTCACTCGAGGCCACATCAACGACCTTAACGGGATTGCCGTCGATCGAGTAGCCAAACAGGAGAACGTCGAAGTCTGGGTGTTCGGCATAAGGGTAGACCCCAGATTTGGTGAGGTTGACGGGCGAAAATGTTTCAAGATCAACGAAAAGCTCATGCACGGTATCGGCTCCACAATGCGGTAAGGGCCGGGAGACCACACACGTGTGGTGGGTGGTCTCCCGGCCAGGGGGTGATGGTTACTGGTCAGCAGGCGTGGGATACTGCTCGCGCTGCGCTTCGGCATCTGCCATGAGCTGGGTGACGCACTGGCGCTCTTTGCGGATCGCGCGGTTTTCAAGCCACGAGGCCAGCCATGCCCCGAGCAGGTGACCTACGATGGAACCGATCGCCCAGGCAACAATCAGAGTCGTTCCGGCCCACAGCGCTGCTGAATAACACTCGTTCATGATGCTTCTCCGCTCTTCTAGTTGAGGAAGTCGTCCGAGGCGGCTGCGAAGCCTCCGAAGTCGGCCTCGGCGCTGATGCGGTTGCCGCCGAGCGGTTCGCCTTCTCGCAGCTTCTGGATGTTGCCCAGCCCGCAGGCGATACCCCGGTTGCCGTTCGTGTTGAACGCGTAGAAGCTGATGCTCACCCGTGCGTAGCAGCCCGAGTAGACCTCGGTTGCGTCCAGGATGGGCTGCAGGTCAGTACCCACGACCTGTGGCGGGGTGGTCGAGTTGGCGTTGACGAACATTGCGTTCGCATAGGCTTCGTCGTCGCGCTCGATGTCACCGTCACGCAGCGGGAGCTTGAGGGCGACCTTGTTCGGTCGCTTGCCACCGAACTTGGCCGTCCCGGCATCGATTGCCGCGTCAATAGCGCGCTCGATCCTGTTCAGTGTGTCGGTGTCACTCTTGGGGATGATCAGGGAGACGGAGTACTTGGGCTTGCCGCCCTGGATGGACTTCGCCTCGAAAATGTTGGCGTAGGACAGGCGAACCTCGCCGGTGACCACACGGGTAGGATTCGTGGTTGCAGACATCTTTTCTTACCTTCTTTCTTGTTCGTTACTTGATTGCAGTGAATTCATCTGTTGCTGACTGGATTTCCAGTGCGGGCCTCTTATCGGACTCGGGCACGAGCGTGGGCTTACCGGCGGGTTTGACCACGAGATCCCCGAGGAGAGTGGTGAAGCGCTTCTTTCCCAGCTGCTTCTCCAGCGCGGTGATGGTCTTGAGCTTGCGATCCCACACGTCGACACCGGCTGCCTCAGCCGCCTGGGCGACAGCGGACTCGTCGGAGTATTTGCGGATCGAGCGGCCTTCGACGAGCTTGAACCCTGGCCAGGTCTTGCCCTGGTTCACCGCCAGCGACAGCGCGTGCGCTTCCACATCGGCAGCCCACGCCTTCAGGTCCGGCAGCTGGGCCAGCACCTGTGCGATCTCGGCATCGCTGAGCTCGGCAGGAGGTGCGAACTCATGCTGAGCAAGCGCAAGGTTGGCCTCAGCACGCGTCCGGCAAGTAGGTGCGAGCTTGCAGAACCGGCACCACTCACCAGGCGCAAACTCGCCATCCCCACTGGCAGCCAACGCGGCACGAGGCTTCACCACCTGTTCCGCCCACGCCTCCAGCTCAGACACCGGGATCGTCCACGTCGAGACGTTCGAGCGCCTGGGCTGGAAGATCGTCACCGCCACCTCGGTGATGTCGTAAAGCGACCCAAAGGCCTCGAGCGCACCGAGCGCATACAACATGAGCTGCGGGTTCTCTTCGGCCTCGACCATGACCCCCTGGCCGTACTTCAAATCGATGATCTGAAGCGTGGGCTCAGCGATGATCACGCAGTCGCCGGTACCGAACCCGCCCGGCACCACGTGGGAGAAGTCCAGGCGCTGCTCGATGAGCACCTGCGGATCAGCACACGCCTGCCGCACGTCGCGCAGCCGCTCCTGAACGAAGACCACGTAGTCATCAGTCAGGACATCCATCTGCTCGTCATGCCAGCTCGAGACCGGCTTCGCGGTCGGAGCATCATGGAGGGCGCGGCGCAGCTTCCACTCCGCAAGCGCATGCGCAGCGGTTCCCTGCTCGGCAGCCTGCGAGGAGTACTCCGGCAGCCCGGCCTCCAGCGTCGCCGAAGGCGGGCACTCCAACCACCGGTGCGCACCTGAGGCGCTCAGCAGTGCGTGTTGGTCAGGCATCAGCAATCGCCTCCACCCGCTCCAGCAACCACCCGTACTTGGCCGGGTCAATCTCGGAGAGTTTGTTCGCGCCAGCTGCCTGGATCAGCTCACGCACCTGCGCGGTATGACCTGCCTGCGACAGGCGCGCCAACACCGTGCGGACCTGCTCCAACGTCACCTGCACAACCTCCGGAGCCGGTGCCGGGGCTGGCGGCTGGTGAGCCGCTTCATGCTCCTCGGCTGCAGCTTCCAGTGCAGGCTGGGCGAGCTGGGCTGCGGCGATCGGGCGAGCCCCCGACATGCCAGGGTGGTCCTCGAACGATTCCCACGCGGCCTCTTCGATCACAGAGGCCAGCATCGTGACCCCCTCCGCGATCCGGTTCAGCGCCGGGACGTAGCGGTTAGCTTCGGTGACGTTCACGCGGCATCACCACCACTCCGGGTAACACCGACGGCGCGAGCCAGCGCCATGAGATCATCGTCATCGCCGTGCTGAGTGATGGTGACCTGGTCGACGCTGTCGCCTGGGACGACCAGAGTGAAATCCTTAGCCTCACCGAGAATGAGGCGAGCAAGACGTTCACGCAGGGTGACCCGGCGCAGACCCACGACCTTTTCACGGACCGCCAGGTCGAGATTCAATTGGTGCCGCATCAGCGGACCTCCCTTCCTATGCAAGACCCGGAACCGGGATTGGCTGGGGTGGCCTTGCATAGGAAGGGCTTCGGGCAGAGCGGATTTATAACCGATCTAGGACAGAAGCTCGCGCAGGCGTGCTTCGGCCTTCTTCAGCCTCTTCGCCACCGCTGGTTGAGATATGCCCAAAACGCGAGCGATCTGGGATTGGGTATAGCCGTGCATATGGATGCCAACCACCACCAGGCGATCCTTCGGGTCGAGACTCGCCAAGGCCTCACGCACCTCAAGCTGAGTGACCCATGCTTTATCTGGTCTAAGCCGTTCATACTCCTCTCGTCGCCCCGTCCATACCCGGGATCGCGGATCCTCCGTGCTAGAGGCAACAGCGTCAATGACGGGTATCTCGTCATCGTCATCCTTTGCCGACACGGACCGATAGATGGTGTTACGAAGGTGCTGCTTCGCGTTGTTGAAATCGTGCTTACCCAGCTCGTCACAGATCTCGTGAAGGCTGCGAGGCTCTAATTGTTCTGAATCTGCCGCTTCCTGGCGGCGCAGGTGTAGGTCGCGTTCAACCATGATCTGCGCTTCGCTGGCCGTTATGACATAGGTGACGCTGGTGGTGGGATAGCGTTCGCTGATCCCCTCAGTGCGCTCGTGCTTGAGCTGGATCTTGATAGTTATCGGCTCGGTAGCCATCGGGGTTCATCCCTTCGTGTGAAGGGAGACCCGCGTGTGCGCGTCAAGTTCGAAGACGAGTTGCTAAGCACAGAAAGGCGGACCCCGCGACCAGCCCCGGTTGCCGGGGGTGGTCGCAGGTATCCGCCAAGCGCTTAGCGAGTCTCCGTATGAACTTGTTTTCTGTTGACGACCAGGCCGTACGCTTCCCGATCGAGACACCTGGCCAGTCGTGTGGTCTGCACGCTTGTGTTGAGCCGCATTATGTCGGCGGCTCACGGTAAGATGTGAAGAACGTCTTCACGTTCGTGGTGGCCGCGACTGGTCGTGGTATCTGGTTAAAACCCTAGAAATCGGGGTTCGCCAGGCCGTGAGAAAGTGTGAGGCGAATCCGTGAGGAACCGTGAGATCCGCAGAGACGAGGAGGGCGAGTGAAGTTCCACGAGCTGGCTGCATGCCTCGCCCCAGCCCTGCCCGGTGGCCTCGCGCGTGCTGAGCGAATGCGTGAGCTGATCTCTATGTTCACGACAGTTACCGAAGACGAGTGGGGCACCAACCGAGACCCATCGACACTGCCGTCAGACTCGGTGCTCGAGTCGATGGCGTCCAGGGCTTCGGGGTTCACGAAGAAGCTCGCCAATGCGATCTGTCCCCGTCTCGACATCGACGCCTTCGTTGAACGCCTTTACGGGTTGGATCTGGCCACCCAGGAACTCATCGCTCAGAACATCGCCGACCACGACGAACACGTAGATCTGGAGAACTTCGAGTACGGCGTTGCCGAGCTGCTCGTCGGCATCCTCCACGAGAAAGCCGGACTGCCTGACAGGACCGCCGCAGTGCTCAGGCGTGCGAAGATCCTTGCCGCGCTCACCAAGAATCGTGACTTGCTTCTGACGCGCTCACGTGGCTGCGCCACCTGTTGCACGCCGCTTCGGTCCAGGTCTCACGATTCCTCACAGGCCTCCTACGACATCGTCTTTCTCGACGACGCCACCGAGCCGTTCGGCTCGGGCGACTTCGCAGTCATGTGCAAGCCGTGTGCGGAGCGTTTCAACCTTGCTCACATTGAGGCCGATCTCGCCCAGTTGCGAGCCCATAACCGAGCACTCACCGCAACAGAGAACGTTGACGAGGGCCTTGCTCCTCTCGGGCTGGACCGCAAGATCAGCCAACTGCTCGCTGTCATCAACCAGCTACCCTTCGAAGAGGCGGTCCGCGACACGGATTACAGCGCGATGACGTTGCAACAGAAGATCGACGACATGGCACTGCTACGCCTGTGTTTCGATGCGATGGCCACTTACGAGCCAGTCGTCCGCAACACCGCCAAGGCCCTCGAAGCTCAAGGGGACTTCAAGTTTTCGAAGATGCGCCGCCAGATTCAATCTGCGTGGGACGTCTTGGACGACAGCGGCATGAGCCAGTACAACATCTGGCAACGCCTAACCGCATGGATCCACGAGCACACTCACGTTGACCGATACGCGTGCGGGGTTGTCGTGGCGTTCATGATCCAGATCTGCGACCTGTTCACACCAAGGACCGTGGCGGTGAGCGCATGATTCGGCTCCCCAACAAGCTCTACTGCTTCAGCGAAACCGTCCTCGCTGACTTCGTCACCATCATGCGCAGCCTCGATACTGCACCCATGAGCGTCGCCGAACTTCACGACCGCCTCGAGGAGCAGTTGGCGACCGAGGACATGATCGACGCCCTCACACTGCTGCTCACGCTCGGCACCCTCAGCCTCGATACCGACCAAGGGGTGATTGCTCGTGCTCACTAGACTCTGGTCCCCAGCCTTCAAACACCACGGTGAGAAACGGCCGGTGATTGAGTTCCATGCGGGGCTGAACATCATCGAAGGTGCCGACGGGGCGCAAAACTCGATCGGCAAGTCCACCGTTCTGCAGATCATCGACTTCGTCTACGGTGGCCGTGATTTCTTGAGCTCGGATGCGGTCACGATGGCCACGGCGGTACGACACCACGTCATCTATTTCACGCTGCGCATCCACGGCATCAACTATCATTTCTCCCGCGACACCTCTCGTCCCGGATTCGTCGCCACCTACCAAGACCCCGGCTGGACCATCCCCGGCGACGAGATGTCAATCGATGAGTACATGGGTTTCCTGCTCACCTCCTACGGACTCGACGAGGCGGGCACATCGTGGCGTGACCTGGTGGGCCGATTCTCCCGCGTGGATGAATCCGGGATTGCGATGCTCGACAAGCCCCTCGCCGCAGCCCCACGCGAGAGCGACACCAGCGGCGCGGCCGCGCTACTACGGTTGTTTGGTGCGTATGCGGAGATCGAGGAAATCCAGGACCGCTATGCGAAAGTGCGTAGCGAGGTCGATGCGCTAGATGCGATAGCGAAAGGCCAGTACTCCAACTACATCAAACTCACCAAAAAGGCCGACCGTGACCGGGCAGAGCGTGAGCTCGCTGAAGCAAAGGCTGAGGCAACGCGTGTCCATCGACAGGCCGATCTTGACCTCTTCGATGCCGACCGCAAGGCCCGCCAAGAACAACAACTCCTCCGCGCCCAGCTGCGGCCCCTGACTGAGCAACTCGACCAGTTGACAGGGAAGCTGGCGATCGTGGAAGCCACCCTCGCTGGTCGCACTCGCATCACCACCGATGACCTCGAAGAGTTCTACACCTACTTCCCCCATGCAAACCGCGAGCACCTGGAAACCGTCGAGTACTACCACCATGCTCTCACCGGCATTCTCGAAGAACAGCTCACCGAACAACGCCGCCTCTACACCACCCAGGTCGCGGCACTGCAGCGGGAAATCCGGGCCCAGCAAGCAAGGATCGTCTCGCTCGGCGAATCCGTGCAGCTCGATGACGAAACCTATCAACGCTCCCTCGAACTGCACACGAAGATCACCCAGCTTGACGAGCAGATCCGCACCTTCGACCACAACCAGAAGCTCAAAGAAGAACGCAAAGCCCTCAAGAAGGAGATCGAGGAAAGCATCCCCGCTACGCTCGGTGAACTCACCACGCAGATCAACGCCGAGATGCGAGACGTGATGGACGCCTTGTATCCGAGCGAACCGCGGAAGGCCCCGATCTTCACCTTCAAAGCCGTCACCAAAGGCGTCTCCTACATCTTCGACCACAACGGTGACACCGGCTCCGGTGCGAAATTCAATCACCTCGTCGCTCTCGACATCGCAGTTTTGCGCTCCACACCGTTGCCGTTCCTCATCCACGACTCAGCCATCATCAAACTGATTGCGTTCGCTCCCGTCGCGGAACTCCTTGCCGTCTACATCAACACCGCTAACCTCACCAGCAGAGCGGGTGAGCCGAAGCAAGTGTTCTTCTCTTTCGACGCCACAAAGGCCTACGGCACCAAGGCCGAAGAACGTGTCGCCCCAGCCCAAGTCATCCATCTCGGCGAAGGCGCCGAGGCCCTCTACGGCTTCACCTGGAACACCGAAACCACCGACCACCACGACCCACAGCCCAGCGAAGGAGGCCAGCGATGA